CCTGCCGTGATAGTGGCAAATCTCAAAGATTGTTGCTGCAGGTTTGGCTGTGCAATTTTACGGCCTATCCAGCTCAAAGCTGGCAAGACTGTACCAATGATAAAAGGTGCATATTGTTCAGGGATAAAATTAAAGTCTAATGCCCATTGCAATACTAAAGCTGCAAGCATTAAAAAAGCCCCCAGTAGTGGGAGCTTTACAGATAAATACTGCAGTGCATTTTCTTGTATAAATTTCATTTTGTCTCACTCATATAGTTACGTTCATAAAGTTTGTTGCGGATTTCTTCTAAGGTGCGAAGGGTCTGAGCAGATTGTTTTTGAAGGACCTGAATTGTTTGACTATTCGCCATTGCTTGTGCATTCACTGTGTCGGTTTTGGCAGTTTGATTGTTCCAGGCGGCAGCAAAGACACCTATGATTGCAATACCACCCCAACGGACCAGATTGGTCACACTATCTATTTTGGTTTTACTTTCATGCAGCACCCGGATCTGCATATCGACTTCTTTGTGCCTTACCTCAGCATCCATTCGCAGCTGCTTTATATCAGCTCGAATACTTGATTTTGTTCGGTCTAGATCTGCTTCAAAATCCCCTTTTGCCTGTTGCAGGTTGTTATCTAGGTGTTTTTGCTTTTCCTGAAGTTGATCAAACTGCATGCTCATTCGGTCGATCTTTTGAGGCACATCAGCCAATTTTTCCATACTTTGCCGCAACTGATTGATGTTGTCTGAAATTGCGTAAAGTTGACTTGGTGTTATTGGTGGCGGATCAGTTGAATAATCGTTGGACATTGCGCCCCCTAAATTTTGGTAATAAAAAAGCACCCGAAGGTGCTGTTAGTGGTTCATAGATTATGCTTCAGCTGTTGCTTGTGTGATCCGTGCTGAGTAATTCCACGAAGTCGGTTTCCATACGTCCCGCGCAGCAACACGCACATAATATGTGGTCGTTGATTGCAAGCCCGTAATCGTGCAAGCATTTTCGGTACCCGTCCATTTTGCAGCAGTTGAATCAGGATCAAAGTTTGCATTGGTACTGATCCACACCTGGTAATCTTTCAGATCCGGCACTTCACTTGGAATCCATGTGACTGTGATCGAATCACCAGTTGCAGACGTATAGACGTTCAACAATTGTGGTGGCACTGGATTGCTAATGTTTAATTCAGCAAAGGTACTGATAATCGAACCGTTTTTACTTGCAACACGAACCGTATAAGCACGCTGAACACTGTCAATCTTGGCTTCATCCATTGAATAGCTGTAATCAGTATTCGTAGTTTCAACCTCACGCAACAATACGCCACCTGACATGATCTGAACAATGTAACCTGTAGCACCAGCTGCACTTTGCCACTGAACTTTAAAGCTTGTACCTTCAAAGGCTGACTGAAGGGATAGACCTTTTACGCCAGATGGACGGCTGCCAGTAATGGTGTGACTATAAGCTGCTACCTCATCCAAAGTCTGTTCTCTTTGCTGCAATCCATTGAAGCTGGTGAATTTCAGATAAATCTGTTTTCCGACCATATTTTCATTGTAATCATGACTAAAAATGGCACGATCAATTCGGGCAAATGATTCACCTGAATTATGTGGACCTGCATCATCAAAACGTCCACGAATCACATCGCTCAGTGTATACAGCCCAGATCCATCCAATGTGGCCTCAATATAGTTAATATATTCGTCACCAACGCGGCATAGAGTTGCGTCAACTTCAGCATCTTCAACCGTACCACTGAACATCTGGCTGGATGTATTCAACTGGATTTGCATCTCTGTATCATCGGCCTCAATGGCTGAAACCAAAGTACCATATCGAGCAGAACCATAGATCGTACCGACCATTTCATAAGTCGTGTTATCTAGGCTGACCCAGACATTACAGCCACCCCAATTGATGCCACCGGATACTGCCACCCAGATCTGATTTTTGCCGCCAGTCAAATCTAATGGTGGCTCAAAAATATCAGGCGCATTGACGTTTCCAGGCTCTTCATTTCCGCCTTGATACCCATTTGAGGATTGAAGGTCATATTCAACTGCAGAACGAGATCCAACAGCCAACTCTTCAGCAGTAATCGAAAGTACGCCCTCTTCATCTTCCTCTACACGAGTGATCCGCACCGGGAAACGGTTCAAGCCCAAGGATTTATCTGTGATCGTTACGATATCCATTGGTTCTAACCGGCAATACTTCCAGCCTAATTCAAACTCATATTCATTACGAACATACAGTTTTCGCTGCAATAGCAACTGCACTGCATGACGGGCAATTTTAGGTTCACAGAAAAAATCATGCTTGACCGGATCTTGCGTACGCAAACCAAACATTTCAATATTTGCCTGATCCTTAGCTTCAACCGTTTCTGTGTTGTATTGATTGAAGCGGTTTACATACTCAATCTGGCAATGATTATAGGCATCGGTATCACGGCTGCGACGAACCCGAACCGGCTGATCTTCCCCCAAAAAATCGTCATCTGTTAAGTGATATACCGGTTCCAGATTCGGTATAAATGTCACCCCGTTTCCACTGACGACACTGTCACCATAAGAGCGGATTTTCAAACCATCTGGACTAGGTACCACGGCACAGTTTACCGCTTCGACGATTTCATTGATGATTTCGAATGCTTCACGTTGTTCTGTCAAAGCAGGACTGATCAACAAATTAGCAGCTGCACAATAGGTCCTAAATTCAGACAAATCTGCCATCTGCAGACTTGGTGATGCGCCATATAGTGGATTGGTAATAAAGTCTTCAATTACATCTGCAGGATTAGCATCATGAATCGTGTCTGAAAATGTAATATCACTAATCACTTCGAAATTATGATTCGACAAGCTAGCACTACCACCCAGGTCATAATTGGCGCATGCCACATAGCCCAGAAATGGATAAGGTAATGCCTGATCAGGATGCTTTGAATAAAGATAACCCCAGACGGGATTATAATCTCCATCAAACAATTCAAAGCCTAGCTGATCAATTGGTTTGAGCTGGATACCGCCTTCCGTTTTAGGAACAATCTGTTCTTTATCACGCCAGATAATCCCAATATCTTTGATTTTATTTTCACAAAGTCCAAGCATGAAAGATGCGCTATAGGTATAAGTCGTGTTTTTGGTTTTTACACCCCCACCTTTACCACCTTGCTTTTTCGTTGTTGTATGGGCAGTGGCTGTAAAATCTCCATACCAGAACATATTGGCAGCAACACGGTTTTTGCCATAAACCAAAGGATGACAAAGACCATAGGCTGACTGCTGGATACGCATTGAATTGATCCGCTTGTCAGATGTGCTGACGGTACCACCACCAAAAACACCACTCATTTTACAGCCCTCTTAAACGATAAAACCCGGCAATTCGCCGGGCTAAACTTCCTTTTGTTCCATCCTGGAGGATGACCCCCTGATGGATATATGAGTGGATGATCGTTGGCCACTCAACGACAATTGCAGCATGACTGATGCACTTGCCAAAATGATAAAGAACAATGTCGCCAGGCTGCGGATCATCGACCTGATCACAAAATTTCTTTATGTGCTCAAGATATCGCTGACCCATCTGGTGCATATGCCAATCAGGCGGGGATGGCCCTGGATCGTAATGATCAATCAGTCCTACCGCTTCGTAAACCTCACAAAGCAAAGTTGCACAATCAACTCCAACACCTTTGACACGTCCTTGATGATGATATGGCGTTCCAAGCCAGGTCATAGCTTCGTTAATAGCTTCAAAGTTTTTCATATTCTTAGAAAATTACGCCATGATGTTCTTGTCTAACTTTTGCCCGCATTGCAACATTCTTTAATTCAGCAGCTGTAAGTGCTTTGTTGTATAAAATACCTTCATAAAACTTTTGCTTAATGCTATTGAATGCTGTGCTAGTAGTGTACTGCACATTACCAAAACCAAGAGGCAGGTTACTTGGTGTTAGTGCTGAGATACCTGTCTTCTCATACATGACATCATTTTGTAATGCTACGAAAGCATATTGTTGAGCTGCTGGGTTAAACGACAAGCTTAAGAATGCTGGCTTAGTATTATCTATAGTGAAGTTCATAAATACAGAAGACACACCTCCGCGTGCTGTCAGGTATATCTTGCCGTCCGAACCTACAAATAAACCTAAACCAGATAGAATATCGTTACCTCCTAGAGTACCCATAATGATTGTAAGAGCTGTAGTATCAGGTTTAACTACTGCAGCCATAGTGAATGCTGTGTTATCCAGTAAAGTGGACTGTAATGCGTTACCTTTGGCTGCCGATACATTGATAGTGTTCTCTGTGTATACAGGGAGGACTGTCGATCCCGCCTGAACAGTTAACATACGATTATTTACTTTATCTTTAAGGGAGTCAGCGTTTACCCCGAACGCCCAATGCCCAAAAGCATCCTCTTCATATTTTTCTATATAAATTAGATCCTCAGTCTGAACAACTGGAAGCTGCCCAGCAAAAGGGCTGACATAATCTTCAACTTGAATGCATAAATTACTCATTGTCTTAAATTCCCTTGTCTAAAAATGCTGTGAGTTCAAAATGTGGACAGACGTGATAAAGCGGTTTTACTGTACCTGCAATCTCGATTGAATCTGTGGTCGAATCACGAAGATTTCCAGAAGCACCGCCTGTGATTGTTAAACCTGTACCCAAGTAATCGAGTGCATACCGTACCTGCACATTACCTGTTGGAGTACTTGCAAGCTGCAAAATTACTGTGTCATTGGATGCTGTTACACTGTTAATTGCGATTTCACTAGAACCGCTCATTACTTTAAAACCAGCATTGGTTGTGCTCGCAAGTGTTGATGTATCGATCTGAAGCGGTAAAGTCGGTACATCAAATTTAACAATGACCTGATTACCCTTAATCTGGGCAGAAATTGGGTTGATAAAATCTGATTTACGACCTTCAATTACATATTGTTTATAAGCACGCCCTACATATGCCCCAAACCACTTGTAACCTACATTGGTTAGGTGAACATTGTCCCCTGCATAAGGAAAATGGTACATCGGTGTTGAAAGCATGAAGAACTCATTCTCTCTCACCAGATCCAGTTGCGCCTTCGCAATATCAGGCCAAGTAGCAGCTGAATAACTCATCTGATAAGTAATGAAAGGTACGGATTCCTGCTGACCGGTAATGATCTTAATATCATTAGTCGCATCAATTTGTAGTTGAGCCAGTGTAGGCTTATACACGTCATAAGGGGTTTGAATTCCACCAGTTACAGCATCATTTTCTCCCTGCCCCCAATCAACCGCCTGGGTCTTATAAGTTTTACTGCCGCTTAATCGTTTTGCTTCAGTAATATGCTCAAGAAAAAAACTGTACCACGATGAACCTTTCTTCAGCTGATCAATACGATAACCACCATGCGCTGCAGTACTGGCGAAAATCACATGTTTGGATGGATCAATGCCATCTTCAATCATCATGGCTCGGCTGGCATAGTTAGCAGCTCCCGAACAGCATGTTTCACCACGGTTTGCATATCCATCTGAAGAAGGATTATTGAACTTTTCCACTAAAGGAATTAATGAAGTTGCAGCGCTGTCTTTACGTGGACCCGTATCAAATGTCACATTGGCGTATGGTTGTGAGGTACTTAAAATAACTGTCGCTGTAGCCCCTGTTTTAAGGGACTGGCCATAACCTACTAAGTGGTTCATTTCAGCAACAACTGGCTTTTGTGCAAAGTACTTATGCTTTTTAGATTGTTGTTGATTTACTGTATCCAGACCGGCAGCAAAAAATTTGCCTGTTGTTTTATTGACTCC